TTATGGGGCCACGGCTACCTTTAGCGGGGGAAAAGACGATTCATCACCGTCCTGCCGATGACTCCTTTTTGTGATGATGACCGATGATGTGAGGTTTCAAAATGCTTTTACAGCCGAAGAATTGGGCCGTCTTTCAACACTACAAAGACCGTTGCCCACCGTGGATAAAACTCCACCGAGACTTGCTTAACGACAGAGAATTCATTTGCTTGCCAATTGCTAGCAAGGCGCTAGCGCCGATGCTTTGGTTGCTTGCAAGTGAAACAAAAGATGGCACTTTTAATGCCTCTGTTGAAGAGTTGGTTTTTCGATTACGAATTACCGAGAAAGACTATGCAGAGGGTGTTAAGCCATTGATTGATAAAGGTTTTTTCGTTATTGCTAGCGGAGTGCTAGCAGACTGCTATCAAGTTGCTATCCCAGAGACAGAGAGAGAGACAGAGAAGAGACAGAAGAAACTTGCGTTTCCCAAACCTGAATCTGTTAATCAGGAAACATGGGATGCTTTTGTACAACAAAGAAAAACGAAGAAAGCTCAAATCACCCAACTGGTGTTAGACAGCATTGCTAAACAAGCATCTCTTGCAAGCTGGAGTCTCGAAGATGCGTTGAAGGAAATTGTTGTTCGCAATTGGACATCATTCAACGCTGAGTGGGTTAAAGGTAAACCAAAAAACGATTTTATGAAAGGTTTGATATGAGAGGCCATGAACACATCATTGCGTTACGGAAACGTAGATTGCTTCCAGAAAGCATCTTTATCCAAGATTACCCAACCCCTCTGACGGATTGGCATGAACACGACGATTACCCTCATGTCTGTGTTGATGGTGACGTAATAGATACCCTTGATTTGCGTTTTTTAGTGGGAACAGTAGTCCACATATCAACGGAGTCAGAAAGTCGCGGAAAAGCTCTTTTAAACGCTTGTGTGAGACATGGTGCAACGACAGTCATTGCTTGTCAAACAAATGAAGTTATGCCTGAGAAACAAGAAGTTTTTTGGATGGAGGTTTTCAATGGCTAATTACCTGGACGACAGTATTGATTTCACACAGTATTTGAAGGAAACAGACAATCAAACCAACGTAAAAAGTGCTGCTGTTTACATTCCTGCCATTAAAAAGCAGATGCGGGACTCGAGCAAAGAGCGTAAGGTTTGGATGCCTTGGGAAAAAGCTAACAATTCTTTCTACTTTCGACCAGGAGAAGTAACAGTTTGGGCAGGGATGAACGGACATGGCAAGTCCCAAGTTACTGCACAGATTGCAATGCACCTGTTGAAACAAAAGGAAAAGGTTGCTATTGCAAGCTTTGAGATGAAGCCTGCTCAAACAATACGTTTGATGTCTCGGATGTACATAGGAACCAACCCCTTTACCCCTGAGTATCAAAACGACGAAGGATACGAAGTCCTAGACCTATTGCTGGACAAGTTTGGTGCTTGGTCAAAGAACCTGTGGATTTACGATCAGACCGGTACAACAAACGTTGAAACCGTAATTGGTATGACAAGGTACTGCGCCAAAGAATTGAAGATCAACCACATCTTCATTGACTCACTTATGAAGGTTGTCGGCTCAGAAGAGGATATGACCGGTCAGAAGATGTTAGTAGCGGAATTGTTCTCAATTGCAAAAGACCACAACGTCCACATCCACTTGATCCACCATGTACGCAAACCGGCAAACGAGAACGTCATTCCTGACAAATATGACTTGAAGGGTAGTGGCTCGATTTCCGACCAGGTAGACAATGTCTTTACAGTGTTCCGAAACAAGGCCAAAGAAGATGATGTCAGAAACAACGGAAAATTTGGGACAAAGGCTGCTGAATTTGACTCGATCTTGAAGTGCTGTAAACAACGGCATTACGAAGGCAGTGGTGACGGTGAACCGGCTATCTCGCTATGGTTGCACAGGGACTCAGGGCAGTTCATTGGACAGCCTCTTGATCCTGTTTTTGTTTATGAGTGACAGGGATATTTTGGAGAAAGCAGAGGCCAGAGTGCTTGTTCCGTCTTACTACGCTACTGTTAAAAAGGTAGGAAAACAAGAAGCAGCACTCTGGCTAATGAAACGAATCAGGGACATAGAACGCCACTACGGACAAGGATTTGAACGAAGAGTCAGAACCTATATGCGTGAAGTGGATGAACAGGAATTGCTCAATGATTGAATTTAAAGTACCAGGTGAGCCCAAGGGAAAGGGTAGACCAAGGTTTTCCCGTGTAGGAAACTTTACCAAGACCTATACGGATGCCAAGACCAAAATGTACGAGGAACAGATAGCCTCTGCTGCTCGACTACATATGTACCCTCATGAGCCTTTAGAAACGCCGTTAAACGTGACTCTAGAACTTCATGTAGGTGTACCAGTGTCTTACTCCAAAAAACGTAGGTATGCTTGTTTGATAGGCGAGGAATGGCCTACAAAGAAGCCCGACATAGACAATGTTGCTAAAGCCTTCTTGGATGCAATGAATGGCATTGTATATAAGGATGATGTCCAAGTGATCCGACTCTATGTCTCCAAGACGTACAGCATTGATCCCCATGTTCTTATCACAGTTCACGAAGTTTTGCCATAAGGGTAAACACCTAGTAAAAAGTTGTGAAAGTTCGTATAACATAGAGGTTCCTCACAACGAGGAACTCAGGCTTAATTATCATTTTGGAGTTTAATATGAAATCACTGTTTGAACAATATCGGGACGAGTTTCAAGGCACAACATACTGCTGCTATTGCTTACAACCCCAAGGCGACAAATACCACTGCTGCCAAGAAAACCACTTTGTACCCTTTGAAGACCTTTACCTTGATGAACAAAAATCCATCATTGAAGAAGAAATGCATTGGGCAGAAATAGAAGCAAAACAACAGGAGATTCTTAATGGACGTTAATACATTACTCAAGCTCAACGTAAACGAGCATACGGAGAAGAAAGGTAATCTTACCTATCTGTCTTGGGCATGGGCATGGGCAGAGGCACTCAAGGCAGATCCTGCTGCTCACTTCCAAGTACAAATGTTTGATGACAAGTGCTGGATAGACATCAACGGCACTTACATGGTTTGGGTAACAGTAACCCTGTTTAACAAACCTATAACGTGCCAATTGCCGGTCATGGATCACCGCAACAAGGCTATACAGCACCCTGATGCTTTCGCAGTAAATACAGCCATCATGCGTTGTATGACCAAGGGTCTATCTTTGCATGGACTCGGTCTATATATATACGCCGGAGACGATCTTCCGCAATTGGATACAGGATTGATCGACCAGGTTGTGGAGGCCATCAAAGGTTTACACGCCAAGGGTGATCTGGCAGGAATGTACGGAGAATGGGAATCCATCTCTGACAACGAAGTTAGGCTTGCAGTGTGGGAAGCACTCAAGATTGACAGTAAAGTACGCGCTGCAATAAAGGCGTATAAATCTAAACTTGATGAGGAAAAAAATGGCTGAATATGACAACACGAACCGAGGTTCACTCTTTAAAAATGGTAAGAAAGAAGAGGAAAAGCATCCGGACTACAACGGGTCTATCAACGTAGAGGGTACAGAGTACTGGTTAAATGCTTGGATCAAAGAATCTAAGAAAGACGGTACAAAGTTCTTCTCTCTTTCTATCAAAGAAAAGCAGGACTCCCCCCGTCAAAGTTCTGCACCAACCCGTAAAACAAAGGTCGATGACGATCTTCCATTCTGATGAACACACTAACTAACCCCAAAACTGGAGAAGTGCTAACCGAGACACCTACTTGCTGGGTATCTACTACCGGTGAAGTGCTTCTCAAAACGAGCAATGATTGGTTCCAAACGGAAACAAAACAGCGCAAACCCTCCCCTGACTTTAAAGGAATTATTGAATATGATTACACTAGTATTTTCGGTTGAAGAAGTTAACTCAATCCTGTCCGCCTTGTCTAAGTTCCCATACGAACAAGTCAAAGGACTGATTGAGAAAGTACAAGAGCAAGCAACACCCCAGGTTCAACAATCTGCCGGTTTGAACGAATAGTAATTAGGGGGAAAGCAAATGCAAGTACCCCGACTTCAAGGAATAGAAATGAAAAAGTTAATGGAATTGATGAAAGAGCCGTTCAAGAAACCAACACCACTTGAATTGATAGCTCAACAGCTTACAGATGCCCATATAGACCTGTTGCAAGCAGAACAAGGGGTTGACTACGCTAACAGCATTGTCTCGTACAACAAGACCGTTATAGCCCGTTTAAACCAACGCATACAGGAATACAAATGACAACATGGCCCTTCCCACTAAAACCATTGCCTGATAAACCATATCAGCGCGTACCATTTAATCCTGATAACTATGAGGATGCACCGCTATGACTGAAGCAGACATCAAACGAATCAACGAAGCTTATGCAAAACAAACGCTTTACCAAGACCCTATAGATGACTTTGCTGCAACATTCAAAGGCTTGATTGCTTTTATATTTGT